GTGCGGGATTTTCAGTGGGCCCAGTTAGATTTTGATTTTTCTCGATAACCAAGGGCTTTTTCAGGAATCGGGGACTAAAGAAGCAAAGTTTTTTGCTTGCGGATTTGACAATAAAGGTGCTTGGGGGACTCGATTGTTTCTTGCCCAAGTCGGAGAGGAGCGGAAATGTGTCTTCCGGCTCCTCTCACCTCTTTAGGAAAGGAAGAGAACAAGATGCCAAGCAAATACGGACCGAAGGTCGAGAAGTTCTACCATTCGACACAATGGCGGAAATGCAGAACCGCCTTTGTCGCATACAAGCACGGCAAGTGCGAGATATGCGGAAAGACAGGAAACCTTGTCCATCACAGAGTCCATCTGAACGAAGAGAACGTAGACGATCCTTTTATTTCACTGAACTTCGACAACCTCGAACTTCTCTGCAAGGACTGCCACAACAAGATTCACGCTGACTATGACCATGGAAGGGACACCAAGCCGACAGTGGTCGAGTTCACTCCCGACGGGGATGTGATAGTCAGGGAAAAGAAATAGTCACCAAGGGCTGCGCTTCTACGCCACCGGAAGCCTACTGCCAGAACCATACTTTGCACACGCCATGGCGGTTAGAGAATCATCCGCCAGGGCCTCCTTAACCAGGTGGCATTTATTAAAAAACGAAACGGAGTCACGCACATATGAAAGGCACATTCATTCTTAAGACAGTCACCATTCTCATCTTCATCGTCGCAATGCTGTATCTCGCAGGTCTTGTCTGGACCGCCGTGAAGGGTGGAGAGACACCGGAAGGAGTCGCCTTTTTCTATCCGTGGCTTCCGAGATAGAGAGGGAAGCATGACACAAGAGACAATCGACAAGAAATGGGGCGGAAGAAGAAAGAACGCAGGAAGAAAGCCTTCTCCACAGACACTGGTAAGAAAGAAGAACGCAGAAGAGAAGGACATCGCAAAGACAGTCGAAGCCTACTTCAAGACAGGAAAGACTTTGAAGTGTCCTGATGACCTTGACGATGACGCGAGAATCGAATGGAACAGACTAATGGTCTGCTATGCGGAGCAGAACACCAATGTCGTAAGCACGTTGGACATCACGATGCTCCGTCTTTTCTGTGAAAGCTATTCGAGATACGCGAAGGCTTGGAGAGCTTGGACAACAACGCTGAAGGGAAACATCATCGGCGAGGACAAGATTCAGCAGAAGAACATCGAAAGATGCATGAAGGTGATGCAGGACGAGAGCAAGACAATGAAGTATCTTGCACCTGACCTCTGCCTCACGGTTTCCGGAAGGCTCAAGGCCGGACTCATGGCGGTCGAAGGAGCAAAGGAAAAGAGCGAGGACGTCGCCGATCAGCTGATGTCCTTCTTCGGTTCGTCTTCTGGAGAGGATGAGGAAGAATGAGAGATCCGTTGATTGACTACATCAAGGACATCCATGAGAATCCAAAGCATTACTGCGACAAGATAAAGAGACTGTATCTCGGAATCATCGAGCCCATCATCAAAGGGCTTGATGCCGATTTTTATTATGACTGCAAGCCGGGAAAGCTCTTTGTCCGCTTCTGTCAGGGAGACATTGCCGATGAGGCAAACCTCGAAGAGCTTCTTTCGATGACAACGGGCAAGACCATCTACGAGAAGATGGCGAAGCTTGAGAAGAAGGTCTTCTGCGGATTCATAAGACAGAACAAGGGAGAATGGGCAGGAAAGCCTCTCATCCTTCAGCCGTATCAGAAGGCATACATCTTCACCAAGTACGGAATCAAGTGGCGCAAAGGCCATGCTCCGAAGCCGGAGCTTGACAACAAGAGAAGATTCCAGGAAGTCTTCATGGTAGTCGGAAGAAAGAACGGAAAGACAACGCTTCAGTGCGCCGAGGGAATCTTCTCGCTCTTCTTCGAACCCGGAGCGGAAGTCTATGTCGCCGCTACCACATACCAACAGGCAAGAAGACTCTGGGACGGAGCAAAGGAAATGATTATGGCATCTCCTGCCCTTTCTAGCGTTCTGAAAAGCCGAGTCTTTCCACAGGCAGAGATCTTCTTTGCAGACTCAAAGAAGAAGGGAGCGAAGAGAAACACAAGCTCCTTCAAGTGCCTCTCCAACAACCCAAGGACACAGGATGGTCTGAACGTCTCCACCGCCATCATCGATGAATGCCACGAACTGCCGAGAGCGGTCTATGACGTCATCAAGATGGGAACTTCCGCACGTATCGAAAGCTTCATCTCTTTGATTACCACAAGCGGATTCCTCAGAGGCGGCCTTTTCGATACCGAATACGAATACTCGGATGTCATCCTCAAGGGCAAGGGCGGAAGCAAGACACTGCTTCCGATTATCTACGAGCTTGACAAGGGCGATGACATCTACGACCAGGAGAACTGGATAAAAGCAAATCCTACATTAGGCTCCATCAAGAAGATTGCCTACATGAAGGATCAGATGGAAAGAGCAAGGCTTGACATAGCCACGCTCAACGAAGTCAAGACCAAGGATTTCAACATCATCGGAGTCGATGCCACCGCATGGCTGACTGCCGAAGAGATAAACCAGCCGACATCATACCCGGATGACGAGAGCCTTTCCGCATTCGACTATGCAGACGTCATAGGCGGATTCGACCTCTCAAGAACGGGAGACTGCACCGCAGCCACCACTTTGCTGTGGGCCCAGAAGGAAAAAAAGTTAATCTTCCACTCAATGTACTGGGTGACCGAGGATTTTCTCAACTCAGATGACTGCAGAAGAAGCGGTGTTCCATGGCGCGCCTGGGTAGGAAAAGGACTCGTGAGAATAGCGGGAGAACACCTCATTCCGAGCACTGTCGTAGCGGACTATTTCCTTGAAGAATTCCAGAAGCACATGTGGTCCTACATCCACATCGGATACGATCCATATTCAAGCGCAGAATTAATCGAAAAGCTCGTAAGTATGGGCTTTTCTTCGGAAAAAGGGCTGAGCAAGGAAGAGAGACAAAACGCGTGTCTGAGAGTGATCAGACAGGGCAGTCAGACACTCTCTCATCCGATGGAACTTCTGCATGGTCTGCTCAAGGCAAAGAAGATCGACTACCAGGGAAATCCGGTCACCAAATGGATGCTCTCAAACGTGCAGTTGGTACAGGACAGAAACGGCAACATGATGCCCGACAAAAGGAACAACAATACGGCTCTGAAAATCGATGGTGCTGCGGTTATCTTGGATGCTCTCGCAGTCTTTATTGAGAATATAGACGGTTATCTTCCGGGGCTTTTGGATGATGATTCAAACAATGGAGAACAGAAATAAAACATGGAAAAAAGAAACAGATTCTTCTCCTTCCTGAAGGGGAAAAAGCAGCCATCGGATACAGCTTCTGACAAGGGCGTTCTCCTTGGCTTCGGCGGAGACACGTCGACATCTTTTGACGAATATGCAAAGGAAGCCAATTCGACATACGAGGCGTGTGTCGACTGCCTCGCAAAGCACCTGTCGAAGATCAAGCCGGTCGCCTACTACAAGGACGAGGAGATGGAAAGAGCAACAGGGCTCAACCGCATCCTCAACCTGAGACCTAACCCGCTTCAGACGGCTAGTCAGTTCTACTACACGATGGCGGACTCCTACTTCCGCTACGGAATGGCAATCGCACACATCGTGTACGACAGTTCGTACAACCTCAAGGCACTTGTTCCGATCGATCAGTCGGTCATGGAAGTAAGGCAGACAAGAAGCGGAGACTACGTCTATCTCGACTTCATGGAAAAGGACGGAACGCACACACGCGACCTTTATGAAAACTTCGTGATCCTTATCCGCAAGTCCAACGCTTCGAATCCGTTCCTCTCAAAGGACACATCCATCAAGAAGATCATCGGAGCGCTCAACGCAAACACCGACTCCTTCGCCAAGGCACTGACCGAATCTCACATCATCCGCTACGTTGCGAAGATGGCGACAGTCTCTTCCGAAGAGAAGCAGAAACAGGTGAGAGAGGACTTCAGGAAACAGCTCGAATCGGACGGAAACGGGCTTCTCATCATCCCTGGCGTTCTTGACTTCTCGCAGATCAACTCAAGCCAAGGCGTCTACGCGAAACAGCCGGAACTGGATGACTTCAAGTCTGAAATCTACTCCTACTTCGGACTGACACCTGACTTCGTGAAAGGCAGGTTTACCGAAAACGAATTCCAGGCATTCTACGAGAACACGCTCGAACCGGTCATCAACGACCTCAAGCAGGAACTCACCTGGAAACTGTTCACGCTCAGGGAAATCGGACACGGCGATGAAATCCGCATTGAGACCTCACCGCTTCAGACCGCATCACTGGCGACAAGAATCCAGCTTGCACAGGCAATCATGAGCTGCGGAATGTATAAGCCGAACGATGTCATGAAGCTTCTCTATCAAGAGCCCATCGAAGGCGGAGACAAGGTTGTCCAATCGCTCAACTATGTGGACAGCGAGAAGGCCAACCAATACCAGACAGGCGATGACGGCAAGAAAGAAGGCGAAGAAGACAAAGAAGAGACTTCCGAAGAGGAAGACACAAAGAAAGGAGACCAGGAAAATGGCGACTGAAAAGTACAGATTGTTCTTCGGCATCCATGCAAGAAGCAAGGAAGCAGAAGAACAGGAACAAGAAAAGGATTACGTGACCATCGGCGGAAAGGCAGTCACATTCAACGATGAGACTCTCCTTTTCAGAGACAGCGATGGCACACCCGTCTACGAGCAGATAGACAGAAAAGCGCTCGACAACACAGACATGGATGACGTCCTCTTTGACCTCAATCATGACTGGGACAGAAGCATCCCACTCGCAAGGACAAGAAACAAGTCACTTACGTTGGAAAAGAGGGATGACGGCCTTTATTTCGAGGCAAAAATCCAGAAGTCAAACGAAGACGGAATGAAGGTATACAGAGCCGTTCAGAGCGGTCTCTTGGATAAGTGCAGTTTCGCATTCACGCTCGACAGAGAAGCAGGTCAGGACATCACCTACCGCGAGGGAGATGGCGAAACAGGAAGCATTCACATAGTTGTCAAGAATATCGACAAGCTGTTTGACGTCTCAGCTGTCAGTATTCCGGCATATGACAACCCCTCTTTGGGCGCAAGAAGCGCAATGAGCAGGACCGCGAAGGACGTGGAGACGTTCCGAGCATCGGTGGAGACCGACAGAGTCGCAAAGCTTAAGAAGAGACTGTTGGCAAGGAAGTTCTGAGACGAGACGAAAAGTAACTCAATGAAAGGAAAAACAAACAATGAATTCTAAAGAGTACACAGACTTTATGAACGAAAGCCGTAAGGCATTCGATGATGCAAAGAAGAGATTGAACGACGCAACGACCGAAGAAGAGGTCAACAAAATCAAAGACGAGATGGACAAGATTCAGGCCAGAGCAAATCAGGCCATCGGCGAAAGAAAAGCCCTTTTGAAGAGCGAAAAGCTCGACTTCTCCATCGGCCATGAAGAAGAGGCAAACGAAATCGAACAGAGAGCCTCCGACCTTATCGCCGGCAAGACAGTCAAGATGGACATGGGACAGGTCTTCGCAAGAATGTCCAAGACAACAGACACCGGAATTGTCATGCCGAAGAACTATGACAACAACATCCGCGAACAGCTCTTCCCGACAGTCTCTTCCATCTATGACAAGTTCACATTCCTCAATGTCGACGGTGGCGAAAGCATCACCATTCCGTTCGACAAGTCCAAAGCCGAAGCAGGTGTCACTGCTGAAGGCGCTGCCTATCACGAAATCACTGGAAACTTCGACTATGTGACCATCGGAAGAAAGAAGATCACTGCCTACTTCGAGGTTTCCGAAGAATTCGAAAAGCTTCCGAAGGCAAACTATGAAGCCATTCTCAGAAACGAACTCCAGAAGGCCTTGAAGAGAAAGATCATCTCTCTTGCCATCAATGATGACGAGACCAACGGCTTCACCGGTATCTTGTCTTCCACCACACAGGCCTTGAAGGTCTGCCCTGCCGACAAGGACATGGAAGTTGCCGCACTTGACAAGTTCCTTTTGAGAAAGATTCAGTTCAACTACGGCTATGCCGATGAAATCGCCGATGTCGAGACCTTAGCCCTCAACAAGAAGGATATCGGCACATTGGCTTTGATCGAAGGCAAGAACAAGGAATATGCCTATGACTATTCCGCCGAAAGAAGAACATTGGACAACGTTCCGTTTGTCACTCCTTCCGCAATTCCTGCCTTCACCACTGCCTCTGCCGCTTTGTTCGGCTTCTATGGCGACCTTTCCACCTACACCATCGCAGTCTACTCTCCTGTCGAAATCGCCAAGTCCACCGATGTCGGCTTCAAGAACGGCATGATTGCCTACAGAGCCTCCGTCATCCTCGGCGGCGCACCTACCGCCTTATGCGGATTGATGAGACTCAAATCCAAGAAAGCCGGCGCCTAATTTAGTCTAAACAAGGAAGGAAAGAGACATGATAGCAAGTAAGCCTATTTTCACTAACGATCAGATGAAGAGCATTCTTAATCTCGATTACGATTACAGCGATACGGACAGACTTCAGCGTCTGTCTCTTTCCGCATCCCAGTATCTTCTCGAGCACACCGGATACGACTGGAGCAAGGACACAACAGTCCATCCTCTCGCATCCGACTGTGCCGAGATGTTCGTCAAGCAGAGATGGTACGAAGGAACACAGTATGAGAAGGAATATGATTTCGCGATGGGTATCCAGGACGATCTCTTCCAGCTCGGACTGATGGCAAGAAGCGAGGGACTCATATCATGATCGGATACAAGTACCCAAACAAGGACCGAAGAATAAAGGTCTACCGCCTTATCAGAACCGAAAAAGATGACGGAACGATCGTTACCGAAAAACACTATGTCCATCCGAAGGGAACTGAACTTAAGGCCTACATGGTAGGGGTTGTCGCTCAGTCGCAGAACAGTCCGACAAAGATACCTGTCAACCAGACCTCGTTCGTCGTCAACTGGAAGGACTCCATCAGCACCGAATGCTACATCGAGAACTGCGGAATCACATACCAGATAACCGGAATCGATCCTCTCGACTACAGAAAGACCGAGATGAGAATCGTAGGGCAGTCCACAACCGCTCCTTCGTTCGATTCGGTCACATACGCGGAGGCCTAACATGAGACTTTCACAGGCACAGAGACAGGTGATCTCCGACATCAAGGAGATTCTAGACAATGCCGGACTTGTCAACGCAAGGACCGCAAAGAAGAAAGACGAAGGGAAGATACGATACTACTACAACAGAGGTGAGACAATCACCGCAGATGGCACTGAGACGCTTGTAATCTACGGAATAGCTTCGTTGGTCGGAACCGGAATGGCAGATGCCGAGAACTTCGGCTACATGACAGATGTCGCAATCGACATCTTCACCCATCAGGACGGACAGTCAAAGAAAATCATCGACCTTATCGAGACAATCGAGAACGAGGCGATGAAGAAAGGCTATTACATGGACATGGACTCACAGGAAACGTTCGACGGAACCCGTGTGGTCCAGAGACTTAGTTACACGCTGTCGAAGACCGTTTATTAAAGAAAGGACAACAGAATATGTTTTCACAAGTAAGATTATTCAAAGTCACCGGTCATGCTGCCACCGGTGCACCGACACTCGACACTACTGCAGTCAAGCTTCTCGAACCCGGAGCATCCGAGAGAGAGGTCAACAACATCTCCATCTCTCTTGAGCCTGAATCCACTTCGAGAACCTACAAGGCGGACAATGTCACCGATGTCGACGAGTACATCAGTTCCTACAACGGAACGCTCACCTGCTACGGAATCTCTCCGGAAGCTCAGGCACTGCTCTTCGGCTACGTAAAGGACAAAGCCGGCAATGTCGACCTTGTTGTCAATGAAGAAAAGCCGCATGTCTGCATTTTCTTCAGAGCCAAGGACGAGAAGGGAAAGAAATATCAGGGATGGATCTATGACTGTGTCTTCAAGAATCCTACCATCAGCGGAACACAGCCGAGCGACACACCGGAAGAGACTTCCATCAGCTTCACCGCCAACATCCTCACAGTCAACGGAAAGTCCAAGATCGGTGCTCATGTCTATGAAGGCACCACAGGCTACATTGCCGAAGGAACCGAGCCGACATCCACTGACTTATACGTTTCCGAAGCCGCTGCCTAATGACAAAGGAGACACACGAAAATGATCAAGGAACAATTCAGAGGACACCGCCTTTCCAATTCGCTCATCTGGGAAACACACTACTTCCCGGAAATCACAGGAATGGATTTCGTAAAGGCCAGTGCCAAATACAAAGACGATCCGACTCTCATTCTTTGGGCATATGCCGCGATGAGATTCGCCGGAGATCCTGAACTTATGGGAAAGGATCCGAGATTCTGTGCCAATGACATCATTGGCGAAGTCGGAATGAATGACCTAACAGATCCTGATGGCGAATTCCTGGCGGTGATGACCAGACTTTTCAACGAGATGTCGGACGGCTCAAAAAAAAAGTAATCAATCAGGGCTCGGAAGCCTTGGGAGACACACAGGCTAGGTTTGAGATAATGTTCGCATTCCACGTCACAGGGCTTCCCGAGTCGCTTCTGAGCCTTTGGTCCATGAAGGACCTGAACGAATACATGGACTACTTCAACGACAGGGCAAACAACAAGAAGAGAAAGAAGAAATACACCGAAGGAAACCTCGGAAAGATACTGTAGGGGGTAACGAAATGGCAGACGATGAACTCGGATGGAAACAGCTCGAAAAGCTCCCTGAGAAGCTCAAGAAAGCCGCCTACGAAGCAGTAAGCGAAGTGACCGAGGAGAAGGCCAAGGAAGTGTATTCCGCGCTCAGTGCGACCACTCCTGTCGACAAGGGAATAACCAAGAATTCACTGAAGATAGAGAAGGTGGATGGGAAGTCAAGGACTGGAGAAGTCGTTGGATACAAAGTAATCTATGACGGATACAGACCTCTCAAAGGCAACGGAGACCAGGGAAGACCGAATCAGGTAGTCGCAAATTCACTCAACCGAGGATGGTATCTTCCGAACGGAAAATACGTTCCCGGAACCTACTTCATAGACAAGGCAGTTTCGAAGCTCAGGGGAATGGATCAGCAGATAGACGAGAAGTTCGACAAGAAGCTAGAGAAGATAAAACTAGGAGAAAAGTAACATGGCAAAATCAAGCGGTGGAATCAAAATCACAAGAACGCTTCAGAACATCAACGATGAAATCAAGTCAGTAAACAGTAATTTCAAGTCCGCGCAGAATGCCGCGAACAACTTTGCCAAGTCTCTGAAAATAGATCCTCACAACCCTGCTTTATTAAAATCATACTACGCTTCCATCAAGGATGAGATAGCCGCCTGCACCAAGAAAATCCAGCTGATGAAGGAAAAACAGGACCTGATGGTGTCCAAGAACGGCGAGGGAGTGGCAAAGGCAACAACGCAGTACAAGGAACTCGATTCCAAGATTGCCGCAACAAACGCCAAGATACAGGAGCTCAACGCTTCGCTCAAGGGCTCCAACATGGTCAACTTCCAGTTCCTTCAGATGGGGCTTCAGAAGGTTGCGCAGACCGCCTCGAAGATAATCGGAACGATAAAGAACATAGGAGAGACATATGCCGAGACAGCAACAAGCATCAGCAAGTCTTCCAAGATGTTCGGAGTAAGCGCCGAGGAATATCAGAAACAGGCATACGCATGGGAGAAGGTCACCGATGATGCCGAAGCATACAACACGGTCATGAATGCTACCTTGGGCGTTGTCTCAAAGGTCTCTACAGGGAACCAGAAGGTAGTCACCGACCTTGCCAATGTAGGACTTACCCTTGAGGACCTCAAAGGAAAGTCTTCGCAGGAAACGCTCTCCATCATCACCAACGCAATCTCACAGCTTGGAACCGAGGCGGAAAGACAGGCAGCTTCTCTTGCCTTGTTCGGAAATACCGCCGGTGTCTATGTCACGCAGATGGCAGAGACAAGCACATCTGCCCTGGCAGGCTATCGTTCGGAAATTGAAGAGACAGGTCTCATGACAAACGAACAGGTGGCAAAGGGTGCTCAGCTAGCCAAGACATTCGAGAAGATAAAGATGTCGATCAAGAAGATGGTCGCAACGATGGGAGAAGCGCTTGTTCCTCTCTTCGAGCAGTTCGGAGAGCTTATCAAGGATGTCGCTCCGATACTCACCGCAATCGCCAAGGGGCTTTCGGCAATCGGTCCTGCAGGAGTCGTGGTAGTAGGCACGTTCATGTCCATCATGAGCATTCTTCCTACGCTTGTAGCGACAATGGCCGCGTTCAAATACTCCATCGGAGACATCGGACACGCGACAGCAACATTGGCATTGTTGTCCGCCGCGGTAGGCATCGGAGCCGGAATCACCGCAAAGGCAATCATGGCAGTCAACGGCTCTAAGTCCGCACTTGCCGACACAACGAACACAACCTACACACAGACTAGCACGAGCAACAATTCAAGCTCCACTCAGATCTACAACGACAACCGCGAAATTACGGTCAACAACAACAGCGATGTCGATGCCGACAAGTTCTTAGACAGTCTTAATGAGAAGTACATCTCGTTCAAGAAGATAGGGGGATAGCATATGGGCGAATTCATGCAGGGCGATTCCGTAACATCAACAATCGAGTTCGATGTACTGGATGCAACCACAAGAGAACAGATCACACAGGGAAACAAGCCGTCAAGACCTGGATACGACCTTATTCAGTTTCCTTCCGGCTTAGGTTTTCAGCAGGACATTGACATTGTCACGGGCGAAACGATGGACTACGTTATCGGTCAGACCTTGGCCAAGAAGACACTCAAAATGACTGTCTGCTTCAAGGGAGTCAACGCTTACGCAAAGCTTTATTCGTTCAACGCATGGTTTGCCAAGTATGCCAACCATGACAACTATGTCACGCGCTTTTCGTATGAGATGAACAACATCAGAAGATTCGTCGAAGTAATAGCAACCAACGGAGAACCAAAGGAAAGAGAGGGCAACTACGTCACCGAAACGCTTTCCCTTCAGCCTGTCTCTCCTTTTTACGAGGAAACAACCATTCAGACCATTGTCAATGACCTTAACGAAGGAATGATCTATCCGTATACATATCCTTACAAATACGGCGGTGGAGCGTACTCT